GCTTTCATGAAGCTGCGAACCACTGCTAGGACTTTGGAGCACGGGATCCGGCCTCGTAGTGAGGCCCAATACTCGTACTTCAATCCGTTGTAGGTCAGTATTCCAACGTAGGTCGTACGGTTTCGTCCGCGAATCATTCTGGATTCGTAGTCGAGAACCTGCGCGTCCTTCGCGTAGAAGACTGCGTTCCGTAAGCTCAAGTTGGTCTTCATTGAAGATCTCCATGGGATTTCTGAACGAGAAACAACGGAGTCCTGACACGCCCGATGACCTGGTCACTACGCTTGCACCTTGCAAAGCGTAGACTGTCCGAGTCAACCAGGCTGATGTGTGCCAAAACCCCTTATCAAAGGCGTTATTAGCCACGTCAACCCAGGATGACTGGTCATCTGGGACGCCGAGTGCTTTTGCATTAAGGCTTGGTAGGCGCCAAGGGGTTACATCGTAGCCCCTGAAGCCATGAATGCCGCAAGACTCACGGAAATTACTCCCCGTGAAAGTCTTATCGTCATTAACCTTAAGCCCTACGGCATGAAGTACAGCGCGTAGGTTGGGTACCCAGTCGACGGGGACAATGAGATCGTCTCCGAAGACTCTAACCTTCCTAGCAACATCGTCTATGGACCAACGTGGGAACATTGCAGCCCCCACGCCAATACATAGGCAACTAAAGATGATGCTTTGGAGAGGAAAGGTTAAGGCTGAGCCCATCGTCGCGAACTTCCGGAGTTTAATCCGGGGTGGCGATTTTGGGTCCAAAGACTGGACTAAGAAACGAGTTCGACTTGCTACAAACGTCTCTAAAAGAGGTTTATTCCTCCTAAAGACACGTTGCACTAGGCCGCAACTCATTCTGTCACTAGCCGACTTAAGGTCGATAGTGGCAAAAGAGCCAGTTTTGGAAGCATCGAGAGCGAGTGTTCCACTGATATCCTGTCGACGGAAATCGATAGAATGTCGGAGGGTCGTATCGCTCAGGCGCTCACGGAGGAAGCTCCATAACCCCTGCTGTATCCACTGATGACAATTCGGTTCCGAAGCGATAAGCCTCGGAGCCTTTTGCGTCTTTGGTACATCAGTTAGTTTGGAATCTTCCTCAGCCAGGATAGGCATATCCCGTGAACGTCCCCAGGTAACAATGGAGGCATTTGCGTAAGCAAATTCCTCCAAAGGAAACACCTGGTCGAGACGTGGTCCCCATCGTTCGAAGTCAAATTTATACCGACTCCGAGGCAATGAGGCCACAGCTCCTCGCCCATGCCTATACAATAGTTCTCGGACGTCGATTTGTCCGAGTTCTGTTGCGACCCTATCAGCAACTCGCTGGCAGGAGTCAAGAAGAACCCAAAGGGGTCTGCCGCCAAACCGGGTGCGAGCATCGTGAGATACAGCATCAGGATCATAGTCGTGTAGACGACCAAGATCTTCAGCCATATCGATCGACGCTCCATCCCAGATTGGGTCAGGCTCCGGCAGGGTAGACTCAACATCGTAGAACTCCTTCAAGGTCTCATAGAGAGCCCTCTTAGGAGCTCGTAGCTTTGTCTTCTCTACGACCTCGAATAAGGTCTTCAAGAAGAGCACAGCGGTTGGGTCTGCATCTTCCAATAGGTGACCACTGTTAGAGAAAACCTTCATCCATAGCCCCCGGAATAGTCTGGGGATCTTGGAGCCTTTGCGATGTCCTCTTGTATGAGCGACACCACGAAGGTCAAGGAAGGCCATGTCTAGCGATCTATTAAATAGCTTCGCTATACGTGGGAGTTCAATGGTGAAGAACCGTTGACCTCTAACTAACAGTTGCTGTTTGAGACGATTACTATCTCGTTCAAAATCAGCTCGGTCTTTAGGGTACGCTGACGTCGCATCCGCGAGGATACGACGGTAGCACTCTAGTAGACTGACGGTGGTATCTTGGCTTTTCATACTGTACCTCTTGGTTGCAGTATCCAAGCCTTTCGATTCCAC